GGGTGATAGTGCGTAGCTTGCACTCGATTTGAAGTTGTTCTTCAATTGAAATGTTAAATTTTTCTTCCATGAGCTTGCGTGTGCCAGGTGCTACTTGCCTATGCACAGGCGTATGATTTATAGACTGCTCAATGAGTTCACGGGTATAAGTGTCGAATGTGTGAAAGCGCGACTCAAGAAGATCGTCGATGTTTACTCCTCTAGTTGCCCTTAAGAGTGCTTCACCCAGCTCTTGCAAAATAGGACAACCAGGATACTGGTAACATAGTGAGAAACCACGAGCCCTCAGTAACTCGAGTTTCTTTGTAGATTTGATGCCAAAGTACTTTGGGTCGGCAATCGACACATCCGCCAAGTACTTCCTCGCGTCTGCGATAATTATTCGTTCGTCAGCATCAAAGATGAGACCGCAGAAACTGGCTTCCTCCAATTTAGCAATTTTTTCCAGCTTGATGGTCCAACCTGCTTCTCTATACATTTCTGCAGTTGGTCCTTCTCTCCCGCCTACAATACGGAAGAGTCCATCATCGCCTTCAACAACACCTTTAAATTCCACTCCCATGTCCTCACAAAAATAAGAGAATAGAATTAGGTTCGTTACTCCGTTGCCAAGAGATGTTGTCATCTCTCCTGACATACGCTTGGCCTGCACGCGGCAGGTTATAAGACGGGATCGGCAAACGTTGTAGCCAGCCACGACTTCCATGAAGCGGGACAAGAATCCGAGGCCACCCGGTACGTTTTGCAGTAGATGTCTGTAGACAACACCTTCAATCGCTTCCATAATCTGCTTCGTGAAGTGTGCCTCGAACGACGTGAAGTCCGTGCAGATATATTCGGCGCCCTGCTCAAACACCATGTCCATAATGTACTGGGGGCGTTGATCAATCGGGACTTTCTTAATGAATTCCGGAAGCGAGAAAACTTCGTCTGACATAAGTTGGATCCAAGGTCCACAGAAACTTTTGAAGACGTCGGTGCGGGAATTAATCCACCTAGCGTGCTTAAATTCGTTGTACGATTCTCTCTTGATGAAAGACTTAACCAGGGTGTCGCGATACGCCACGCATCTGGAAGCCTTGTCCCAAGCCGCTGCAAGCTCTCTCTTACGCCATCGGGGATAGGGAGCCCTCTGAATCCAAGATTCAAAAGAGGTGTCTGCAGTTGGGTCGATAGGCCTGAGTCTGGACTCACACCAACGCTGAGTGAATTCCCGAATGCGCTCAAGAAAACACCGCTCGGGGGCCGGGGTGTCCGTAAGAAATCTTTTAGCAGCTCCATCGGCGACTGTTCTAGTATGGGATGAATCAACTGCTGGGCGAGCCACCCCCACGATATTAAACCCAAGTACAGCGGATATGACTCTCCGAGGTCGTTTAACATAAGACGCGCGAGTTGGCCTGATGGAGGCGGTTGGATGAATGGGACCCGGTCGCTTGAGAGGTTCTTGGGCAATCCTTTCGGCTTCGTGGCTGCGGTATCCAACGTATCCTCGTACTTGGGGGGCGACCCTGGGTAAAAACCCAACTCTTCGGCTTCATGATGCCGGTGTGTCTGGTACTCATTAACTAGCACCTGCGTTCCTACCACCAAGTCCAAGTCAGTGGTGGAAACATTACCCATTGTGGGGATTTTTATTATGGGGACCGCTGAAACCAGGGCCCTATTTACAGATTCTAAAGTGGACTCTAGAGGACGATGTACTGCTCCCAAACCCATAGTATCACAGGCACTGAGCACATTTTCCACAGCATAGAGTGGGCGGGTAAGACTCTCTAAGATCGTCCCATCAGGCCCAACTATCTGCTCCTCCTTTATCCACTTCGACACATTTACATCTTCCACAACGACCTTTGTCCCATGGTCGAAGGGGCTCCTCGCTCCAGTCACATCAACATTAGAAACCTTAGTGTACCTAACGTTCTTGAAGTGTGCTCCTGCGAGGCGAAATAGCCAAGAGACTAGGGGTGGCAAAATAAACCCGTCTGTTGGTCTTCTAATTCTATCATCGTAGTAGTTGAATATCAGCGCAATGAGAACCTTACTGAGATTTCCTAATGCATACACGGCCGACAAATACTTAACTATCCTGTAAACTATATTCTGTTGGAGAATTTTGGCGGACGATGCGTAGCTAATCCAAGTCGCTATCACAGTCCTGTTAACGAGCCAACCCGTGTCTTCTACCTTAACGAGATGGCGGCCAATATCTACTCCTTGATAGTTACTATATCCAAAACTGTAACCATCTCTAAATTTATCTGCACCAAAACTTTCAGGTGGGTCTTCCCCATCTGATGATGATGATGTTGATGACGATGAACCAGAGGAAGAGGAACTGCTATCTTCATACTGCTGAGCAACTTCGTGAACATGAAGTGCTACATCAGCATCCTCAACCCCTTTCTTCTGAAGGTCCGTTCGGTTGAGTGAATCTGCAATGAGGGAGGAAGTCTTAGATTGCCTACTTCCACTACCACTCTCTTTCTTCTTCTTCTTTTTCTCCATTTTGCTTTTTGCGTTTCGAGTTTCGGCCTCCAAGGCAGACTCGAACCACTTAGGTATGCTGGAAAAATGTGACTGTGCAAATTCGGTAGCTTGGTTGAATTTATGTGCCTTCAACAGCCTATTGAGCTCATTGCATCTAGTCTTGTACTCCTCTTTGGACAAGTTCAGAGTCTTCCCCGTCGACGCTCTAGTCTTCTTGGGGGCGCTGTCAGTACAGCTTGACGACGTTGTGACGTCGGGTGAGTGATCTATCGGGTCACTCGGGACTTGCTTGGAAATCACAAGCCCCACGGGTTGATTGGAGGGTGTTTTACCGTCACCCATGGTTCCGCATGACGACATTAAAAATTTGTTGTTTATACGGTGCATTTATGGACCAAAGCTGGTCCTGCGCTGCAGTTGGTATGGCTCCAAAGGAACGCAGGATTAGGGCTACTTCGACTAAAACGGTGATAGTACGTTCTCACGATAGTCGTTTTTCACCTTCTGTGACCAGCCCCAGTGTGGGAAACTCGGGAATCTTCAATCGTTGCGCGGTCGGATACATTGACGTGAGTGGCGTACACAAGGTAACACTACACTACACGCCCCACTCTCCTAAAAGCGCTCCAAAAGTTTCTTCCCCCCGCCGGACGTCTCAACGTATTCCATGATGGCTATTTTATTACATGTACAATTGAGCAGATAGACCGACTTCGGGCCTTGCCAGGGCCCTAAATCTCCAAACACCGGAATCCCAGGTGTTACGAATCCCCTCGTCTAGTCAGGTGACGGGGAACCCGGCCAAAGGCCGATTTGAGCATTCATTTCAGCCAGGTAAAGTATAAGGACACAAGTATCCAACTACA